CTACTTCTTAATCAGTCCTTGCATTTGTAATGCTTGCTTTTGAGCTTGTGCTTTCTTGCTAACATGGGTGTTCTTCCATATGCCCCATAAGTTCCACGTAAGGAATATCGTCAACATGACAGCTGCTACAAACGGCCCGACATACTTCTCAATATCCCAGCCAAACACCGCAGTCAAAAACAGTGCTACTGCAGATCCCCAAGCACTTAGTAAAATGCCCCAGTCTTTCCATGTTTGTGGTTTTGTGTACATAATTATTCTCCTCCCATTCCTAATCCATTGTGAAATATGACCCAACAAAAGGCACCAAACCCTGCAGCAAATGGTGTGGCGAAAAGAAAAAAGACCTTCCAGGCGAAAGTCTTCATGCTTTTATAATTTTTTTCGTGCATTTTATTAGAGTTTTCGACTAGTTCTTTAAAGTCATCAAACTGTTTTTTTATATCATCTTCTACCTTGTCTAAACGCTTGTGTGCCGACTTTGCGCTTTCGTCCGTACGCTCCGCCAACTCTTTTACATTGCGAAGATTTTCGAATTTTTCCGTGTGACTAAACACTGTTTTATCAACTTCATGGAGGGTTTTTTGTATGTCTTTAATCCCGTCCTTCATTTCTCTAACATCTTGGTCCCTCATTTGCTCCTCCTCCAATGATAACAACGGTAAGGCCCCCTAACATGATAGGGGCATTTAGCCCCTATTTTATCTATTTGAATCACACTAAGCAGCTAAACGGTTGACAAGATTTTGCTTTACAATCTCAACTAACTTAGGTAAAGCTTCATTCCCTTGGTATTCTTCTGCACTTAGAGGGATATACCCATTAATGTTGATAGTCCTTGCATCATCATGACCTCTAAAATGCACTTGAACTGTGCTAACATTACCTTGGTCATCATACTGGACGCTTGTTGTACTAATTTGGATATTCATTATTCAGCACTCTCCTTTTCTTCTTCTTCTTTGGCATTTTCAAAGGCTTCACATAGATGGTCATAGACCACAGCCTCCCTACCACTAACTTCCTCGTCATAATCAAAGACAATGGATTTCACAGTCTTCAGCATCCCATGGTTATCACCACCTTCAAGAATAAACATTTCTTCAAATAACTCGTCCTGTTGTTTCTTGAAGCCTTCGACATCTTTTATATCAAAGCCACCTTTTTCCGTCTGATTTGGCTTACCTTCCTTATCCACACCAGCGAATTCTTTGATGATTTCCAGTTCTTCTGCAGCTATCAGTTTATGTTTGTCTTGAAGGGCATTGACTAAGCGTGTTCGGTGGCGAGACTGTTTTCCTTTTAGAGACAGGTTATATAAAAAGCCAATAATTTCTCCAATAAACTCATACTTTAATTTGATTTGCATGTTTAGTTCCTCCAATTTTTTAATAATAAAAAACAGACAGGGAAATAGTCCTGTCTGTTTGAATTATGCAGCTTGTACTTTGTTCATTACTTCATAGAACTTTCCGGCATAGCCTATACGCTCTCCTACAATTCGGCAATCTGCAACACCTGTTCCCTTAATGATGAAATAGTCTTTTCCTTTTTCTACAATCTGGCCGTTGTTTGGGAAAACTGCAAAATTTTCTACTGTTTTTAGATAAGTAGAGTCTATATAAACAGTGGTTCCATTGGTTGATAAGGGTATATTAAATTGGATATACTCCAATAAATATTGCGGACTATCTACTGGAGACATACCTAGATTTACATTATCAACTACGATAGATCCACCTTGTTTGGTTCCGTTGGTACGGAAGGTGTGACGTTCTAACCCATCTTGTATGAATCGTATCTCCCCACTACTTGATATCATAATATAGTTGCTAGCATTGATTCTCAGACGCATAGCTCCACCAGCATTGTCAAAATCAATACCTGTATTACCGATGGCCACTACATTAGGGTTTGCAACTCCAAGTATGCGATTAGTTGCCAAGGTACCATCGTTATCAATGTAAGACCTCACAGATCCATCACCAGCTCCAGACCTAAATTCAGCAATTCTTCCTGTACTCCTATTGGTAAAAAACGCTGCTGAGGAAACACTGCTTCTTCTAACCCAAAGATAATCTGATGTATTTATTTGATCAGTCATCAAATTCCCATCTATTCCTACAATACTCGAATTAATTCGCAAAGAATTAACGCTATAGCGAATGGTACCGAGAATGCTCGTGCCTGTGTTATTCAACCAAGCAACACTATTTCCTTGCAAACTAACCTGTTCCACAGTAGTTGCCGAACTGTTAATAAACTGTACAAAAATACCGTTCTCATTAATGATTGTCCTGTTCCCAGCTGATGTAGAAGTCCTTTCGAAACTCCCACCTACTACAGCCCCTGAAAAAGTACCGGTTGCCCCGTCTAAGTGACCGCGCATGGTAACATTACCGGAGTTATCTACTTGGAATTGTCCGTTTCCAACGTTCAAGCCGTTTAGAGAAGCAATATGATTCGCAACTAATGTTTTAGTTCTGATTTTTCCTCCGTTAATTTCCGTTGTATCTCCCCAAGCCCATTCATCTACATACCTTTTAGATTTAGCAGCTCTTAGCACAGATAATGGATCTACCTCTTGGACTTTTGGGTTTGCTACCCACAGTTGTCGGGTCGTACCCGAGTTACTCCAATTTAGGAATCGTATGCGTATCGATCTGTGATTAGGCTTCATTATAGCATTGTTATTATATGACCCTCCAGATATAGGAGGGAAGTCCCCTACTCCCACTAAATCAGAGCTATTGGTTCCTGCAGGCATGATATATCCCACTACCTTAACCCAATCTGTAGGAGAACTACCAGATCCGTGGTTGAAGAAATAGAAGTTGGTATTATTTGCGTTTGCTATTCCTCCCGTTGAGCTCCTCACGTCTACGAACCCAACGCTAGAGCCACCACCATTAGCCCCACTGGCGCCATTCAAGCCAAGATAGGTTATACCTGTTGACGCGCTCTTTTTAAACCAAACCGAAACCTCGTAGGCTTTAGAGGGATCTACATCAAACCACCCACTATAGTTTTGAGTGTCGGTTGACACACTAGATTGCAAGACGGGAACCGATACGCCATCAAACGTATGATTAACTACACTTAATCCACTTGCACTCCATCTACCTAGGCCTTTCCCAGCAGTAGGGTTGTCTACAAGGTTTCCGGTTGATTGGTTGGTGTACTCTATTGCACTATTTAAAGCAGCGTTCGCCTTACTCAGTGCACCCGCAGGTGTCTCTTTCTCTAATGGATTATAGCCATTTGAAAAGGTCACATTACCATCAATATGAATCTTGCTTGCTGCTATCCTTATACTCTCGGGAGATTGATTGATAGAAGAAATGACCCCATCCTTCTCTACTCTAAGACTGATAGCATTAGCATGTTGGGTAATGGTTGATTCCGCTGTTGAAACTCTCGACTTTAAAGCGTTCTGATCTATTGTGTAATCTTCTGTTTTCACTCTTAGGTTAATAGCATTTGCCTGTTGGGTAATGGAGGATTCGGCGGTGCTTATTCTAGAACCTAATCCGGAAATTGCTCCATCTACGTCCTCTGGTGCTGGTGTCCAATCAAACGGTTTATTTCCCTTATATAATGCAACCCATTCCACGGTGGCACGTGTGGTATTACTAGGGAAATTATAAAGGCTTAACCGCCTTTCGTTGCCGGCTGTTGTGGCTGCAGCAGTAAAAGTAATATAAGTAACCCCATCACTATAAATCTCAGTTGCATATCCCCGGCTGGTATTTCCTCCATTTTGCCATATCCCAAATCTTTGACCATCTGGCACACTACCTTTTATTACAAAGGTGTACTGTTGACCGGTAATAAAATCTTCTGATAGGATATATTGCCGTACAAGATAGGATGTTGTGTTTGCTTGAACTTTGGAATCCAACATCAAATTCCTACCACCAAAAGACAAATTTTCAAATTCCGTTTTCGTAACCCTTTGTTCAATCAACCCTGCTTGTTGAGTAATTGAAGATTCCGCAGTAGAAACTCGTCCCGACAAACTATTAAAGTCTGTCTGGGAGACTTTAGACGCAATCTGACTGGCATGTTGCGTTAATGTACTTTCAGCAGTGTCTAACCTTGTTACAATGCCATTACGATCGGTATCATAGGTTGTCTGATTTACCTTACTTGCAATTTCATCGGCTTGTTGCGTAATGGTGGATTCAGCTGTTGTTAGTCTACTACTAATCCCATTGACTGTTGTTTGATTGGCTTTCTCATCTATCTGACCTTGCAAGTTATTTTTGTCGGCAAGGTAAACTGTATTAGAAACCTTTGAAGTGATTTCAGTCTCTGATTGTGTTATCCGGCTCTCTGCACTCTCCAACCGTTGCACCACTCCGTTTTGATCCGTAGTGTAGGTGAGAATGCTTACTTTTGAGTCCAAGGCATTATCTACTTCGGAAATAGTGTAGGTCTCGGCTTTATTAGCTTTGGAAACTAATTGGCCGTCTACATATTCTAAATCTGCTTTTGATGCTAAAGCCTCAATGCTCGCTTTTGCATTCAATTCTCCATTTACATAATCCAATCCAGCTTTTGCTCCAACTTCCGCCAGGCTAGGTGTCAGCTGCTTCCACGCGTTCCCTGTCCATTTGAAATATGCATCGTCCGTGGTCCTAAGCCATAATTGCCCTACTACATAATTGGAACCTGTAGGCTCTGTGTCTTGTCTAATAATAGCAAGCTCACGTTTCTGGACTTCGGTGTTTGTATGATTGATTGCTTCTTGCTTTTTTTCTTCAGACACTATATCTGTGTACCAAGTGGAGTCATCATACACACTTTGATCTTTTTGATCTACTGTTTCCTTGTCGTAGGCTCCAACCTCTTCAGCGTGGGAAGGGACTGCCTTTTCCCATTGCTTTGTGGCAGCATTCCAAGTATAGATAACATCTAACTTTCCACTTGTATCTACCCATATCATCCCCTGTTTAGGATTAGGTGGAGGTGTGTCGCTTCGGATGACTTTGGCACCGTAAAGAACTTGTAGTTGACGGAAGGTCTTTAATATATCATCCTCACTATATTCAATAAAGTCCCCTAGGACATAGGATCGTTTACTCGTATCCGATATGGAACGGGTTACTTTGATGATTCGTGCCTCCATATAGAGTGGAGGAACAAATGAAGTATCTTTGACACGGTTTACATCACCAATTCTCACCTTTTCATGGGAAAGGTTAAAGTTTTCTTCCAATCCTACAGAGGTGGCAGAATACTGCACAATCGTGTTAATCATCTTATCCAGTTGTGTTCTACCTAGGTGAATAAGCCTAGACAAGGTGATTTCCTCGTTTTCCGTTTCAGGCTCATAAAGGGCCCACAGGTGGTTGCCGTTCCTTCCCCAACGTTGAAATGCTTCTTCATCTACCACTTCGGCTGTTAAACGCTCTCCATCTTCTCTTTCTGGACCAACGACAAGTAAAGCCGTTACGATATCGGTAGCTTCACGCCTTTGGATACCCACTAAGTCTTTGCCTAACACGGTTTCTTTCTTGGTATCCTCTCCTCTTTTCCTTACCATATCCACATAACGGCCAACGATTCGATTGCGATCCCTTACAACTCTAAAACGAAGTTCTAGACCAAAAAGGGTGGCCAGTTGTTTTAATAGTTTCAGAGGATTTGTGTAATTATCAATGGTTACTTTTCGTATCCCTGCATACTCTGTAATCCCACGTTCCCACTCTGTTCCTGCAAGTGTCCAATCCACTGCCATATTGACGGTCTGAGATTCCAATTCCTGTGGAGGAATTGGCTTTCTTTGCTTTTCCAGTTCTGTATAGGAAGCGATGGTATACACTTCTTTTTCCATGTGATTGTCTTGAATCACTTCATAAATAATGAATTCTCTTAAGTTTCCATCTGCATCTGGGATTACAACGCGGTTTTTTTTCGTTGCATGAGCAGAAGCCGGGATATCGGCTCGCATGGTGAAGTCGAATGTTTCCTCATTGCTTTTGAGGTCCTCGATATGTTCATCTGCCCAAAAAGCAGAGGAGCCTACTCGGTTCTGTAAGTCATCCAAAATTTCGTCCGTTTGATGATGTAAAAAATGGATCTGACTAATGGTAAGCCCCCCTTGCTTTCCCTTCTGCATCCACCGCGTCCCCAGGAGAAATTAATAATGCTGTATCCCCTTTTTGCAAAGGAAAATAGGTGGACCCAAAATCTTTTAACTTCTTCATATCTTCTCCATTAATCTGAATGGAGCTATTTTTATGATCAATGGTAATCTCGTCTCCTGGATGTGCGATGTAAGGGACATCGTCATCCTTAATCACATTTCGTTTCCAGACCTTCACTTGGCGAATAGTCATTTGAGCCGGACTCCTGTCTCTACTCACACCAATATGAACCTGTACAGCTGCAAGCTTCGGGAGGACACCGTTATCTAGGAAAGTTCCATGTAGAGGTGCTACATGTTTTCCTGCTATGTTGGCCACATATGCCACCCATTTACCTTCTACTCGACTGATACGGATTAAACCGGTGAATGGCCTCCACTGATCCGGCACCCTTGGTGTTCCAGAAACAATGTATTGTCCCGTAACCAGTGGACCTACCCTTATTTCTGCTTGATTAAGGAAGTCTCCTGTCAGGATGTCTTTCATGGCTATTTTGGCAAAATGATTTCCGTTTTCGTCCACCAGGTAAAGTTCAATCCTTCCTACCTCAGTGTTACGTAAAGAACGCAAGGTAAAATGCATCTCTACTTGGAAGTTTTCCAATGTCTGTCCGAGGGATTTCTGTAAAGATGGACCGTGCCACGAGGTTCCCTGTCCGAAATCGCTAACCGTGAAGCCGTTACTGTTTGCTTGAAAGTTACCTGTTCGCACTCCACCATCTATATTGGAAGCATTGGTCCAACCTATCAAAGTATTCATATTGTCCGTGAGAATTGATTCCAAAGGATTTATGGTGGTTTCTTCTACAGAAACCGGTCTGCCTATCCTCATGTACCCATCAGGACCAATGATATCCAAGTAGGTCAGTGGTTTTTTTACCAAAAAGTGAAAGTTTGGGAAGGTTTGAACATTGCCCGGATTATTCATCACAAGCGTATTCATATCCTCTGTGGTGGCGTTCACCTTATAAATTCTCTCTGAACCATAACCATAAGGATCTAATAATAGGAATTGAATTGTTCCTTGCCGTAACGTCACTATCTTTTCAAAATCCTCTAGTGTATTCTGGACAACGGCATAGTAGGTCCTTCCTGGCTCATCATCGAACCTTAGAGGTGCCGGGTCTTTTGTAATGAGCCAACTTGCTAGGTCATCCTTGATTTGAAGTGCTATTTCATCGCTATCGGCACGGAATCCGATAGGTTGTTCAATCACCAATACATCTGTGTCAGTAGATTGAAGATGCGCCCCTGGCATACCCTTCACGTATAGAAGATTCCGCCTTAAAGGAGCAAACGGGGCTTTCTTTCGCCCCGCCCTCAAGTAAAGCCATGTTTTTTTAATGCCATTGAACGATAAGGAATTACTCAAACTTATCCCTCACCTTCTTTTGTCTTCTTTGTATTTCATCGATGATAGGTGCTAATTGTTTTCCGATTTCTCTATCATTCATGACAAGAGTGTGACCGGCTAATATCGCTTGCAGTTGCTCTTGCCCCAATCCAACAAGCTCAGAAATAAGTGAAATTAACAAATCTAATTTCTTCTCTAAGTCAAAACCTTGACCGCCTGTTGCGGAGGGGAGTTGATTCGGTCGTTTATTGCCTTGAATGTCTTTTCCGGCCAAAGCAAGGAGTTTCATTGCATCTGTTCTTCTGGACGGATCTGTTGGAATGACCCACTCCGGCCAACCTTGTTCAGCAAGCCGGTATATTCCATTAGCGTTTATTTTTCCACCAGTTGCAAATTCCTCTGGCGCTTTCACACCCTTCAACTTATTTGTGATGAACTCCAGCGTGGAAGTTTTCATCTTGTTGAAAAGGGTCCTCCCAAAACCTCCAAATACTCCCGGTAGACTCGGGGTGGTAACACCAAACATATCTAATGCCATACTAAATAGCTTGGATGGGTTTGTAATGAGGGACCATACATCAGATGCAACGTTTTTCGTTTTATTCCATGCTGACTTTAACCACCCTGTACCTTCAGCATAAGCAGGGTATAGGCTAGATAGCATGGATTCTGTTTCTTTGTTTGGTAAAACCGATGTACCTTTAGGCAGGTTCAAGAACTGTGGTCCTTGCTCTCCTAACATCGCATATCCAACGCCAGGTATATGAGCAAGCTCACGGCCTTCCTCCCCAACGATTGCTGGACCACCAGGATGATTATCCGTCCCTTTTGCATATTGTGGAACAGACCAAAGAGAAATCGCTCCAGAAGCACCCACTTTTCCAAGGATCCAGTTTACTCCGTTAATGACTCCGTTAATCCCTTTTCCAAGCATAGAAGCCATATTATTAGCAACCGCCCGGACACCATCGGTTACTTTTCCGGCCATGCTCTTTATTCCTTGTCCTATCTTTCCTGGAAGTGCCTTTGCTCCGGCAACCAAATCATTGAATCTCTTTAATCCGTCATCTACGAAGGTCTTAAAATTTGTTTTGGCTAGACCGACAAAAGATTTGATTCCTGAAATGGCATTATCCCATCCACTTTTAAGACTGGATCCAAAGGATTTTACAAATCCAACTACCCCTTTCGTAATTCGGCCGAAGAAAGATAGCTGTATAAGATTCCAGACAAAAGTTATCGCGCCAGAGAACATCTGCTTGATACCTTCCCACATTTTGGTGAAGTCGCCTGTAAGCAAACCCGAGAAAAATTTCATCGCGCCCATAATGATGTCAAGCGCCCCTGTTATGACCCCACGGATATTTCCCCAAACTGATTGAATGATAGAAAGAATGAATGGCATCACAAATTGAATGACTGGTAAAATAACATTTTCAAATGTCGCCTTTATAAACTTGCCGATATTGGATAATGCCTCCATGATCGTAGCGCTGTTCTCCTGCCAAAACTGTTGGATAATTGCCCACTGTTCCTGAAAAAACAGTATAACGGAATCTATAGCCGGCCTTATTGCATTAAGTGCATCTTGGCCAAGCACTTGCATCTTCGCAATTAGTTGCTGGATTCCCTCACGGAAACTTTCTGAGTTTTTATAGAGAGCAATGAACCCGGTACCTAAAATGGTGAGCAGCCCTATGGTAATTCCAACAGGACCTGTAAAAGCCACCAGACCAAGACGAAGCCATTTTAAATGTCCGCCAGCTTTTGCGATACTCGCCATTACCGGGGCTAAGGCGGTCATAATGGAACCGATCATGGTTAGGAATATCCCTATCCCTGCTATTACCGGACCCAAAGCCATAACCAAGCCAGCTAATATAACGCCCGATAGTTTTGTTTCTTTCGATAACCCTTTGAACCACTCCACTCCTGACTGAAGCTTCGTAACTAAGGTCTCAAAGGCAGGTGCTAAAGCATCCTCGACAATCCCCCAGAGGTCTTCCCCCATTAATTTCATGTTTTGCCAGGCAACTTGTATCTTCTGGGAATTGTTCAGGGTGTTGTCGAAGGTTTGGTCTACTGTCCCCTCTGAGTTTTCAAGAACTTTAAGTAACTCTTCAAACTCAAAACGCCCGCCTTGGATTGCATCCGCTAAGTCAGGTCCGGCTTTTGCTCCAAAGGCCTCAATCGCAAGAGAGGTGGCTTCTGCGATATCCGGTGCTTTTTCAATTTCCGCCAATGTTTTCTTGAACTCTTCCCTTGGGTCTTTTCCTTCTTTCCCCCATCGAGATATGGATTGTTTTAGACCAGACATGGCTATTTCAGCATTTACCCCAGCAAGTTCCCAACTGGCAAATAAGGCAGTGCTTTCGTCCAACTCGAAACCTAATGCTCGCATAGGCGCACCATACTTAGTTATGGAGTCTAGCAGCTTGTCCGCACCTATACCGGTTGCTTGTGCTGCCTTCGCGACACCATCGAGGACCATTTCATAATTCTGTGCTTCAATGCCAGCGTCACCCATTGCCCTGGCGACCAACTGTACAGAGGTAGTGGCATCCAACCCGGTTATATCAGCGAATTTCATAAACTTTTGTGTTGAATCTTCCAATTGTTCATTGGTAAAGGCAAATCTTGTGTTTACCTCTCCTAATGCGCTCCCGAGTGCTGCAGAATCGGCCGGGAATCGGCCATAAACATTCCGAAAAGACTGATGAAGATCATCCAGTTGATCCCCGGTAGCTCCCGTGGCTTTCGTTACATTATCGAGTCCTACATCGATTTCATAAAAAGACCGATTGGCAGCATAGCCTAGACCAATCATGGGGGCAGTAAGATACATGGTCATATTCTTACCTACATTCTTCAACCCGTCTCCTACACTAATTAGTTTTTGCCCCGTGTTGTCGAGTCCATCCCCAATCTTCTTCCATCCAGACTGCGATATGCGCTGTTCTTCCTGTAATTCCTTTAATTCTTTTGTTACATCTTCTACATAGCGCTCAAGGTTTCGAAGTGCTGCAGCTTGATTGTTGTATTCAGCAGCCGCCTTTTCTGCTTCCACGGAGCCTTCCCCATGTTCTTTGACCATTTTTTCATAGCTTTTCTGGGCTTTGTCCGTGATGGCTCGTTGAACTTCTATTTTCTTATTCAAGCCCGCCAGCCTTGTTTCATACTTGCCAATGGAACGATTACCACGGTCAAAAGCCGACATATTGGCTTTCATTTCACTGTTAACCAGTTTCAGCTTGGAGTTCAGATTGGTTAAACCACTTTCCACCTTCATGGAATCGAGGTCTAACCCTATCGAGAGTCCTTCGATTTTTTCCAACCTTTACCCTCCCTTCCATACCAAAGAAAAAAGCCCTTAACCGCCGAATGCAGCAATCAAAGACTTTTCTTGTTTTGGTTTATTTTTTTCTCTCATGAGTTCCACCATGAAATGAAAGGGCATGTTCAGAATTTCATTGATGTCTTTCCCATCCTTCATCATTCGCAAAATTAACTGATCCATGTATTCCTTTTGCTTGGAAGGAGAGAAGTCTTCATCACTCAATTCTTCTTCTCTAAGAACTTTTTTGTGGCATCAGTCTGTTGTCCATTGGCGACAAAGGCCACCTGTTCTTGTAACTCCTGCATGGCATTCGGTGCATGTAATCCATTGATTAATTCTTCCTTGGTGAATTGACCATTGTAGATTCTATCTGCAACAAACAGCACCATCTTGTCCATCAGTTCTTTGTCTTTGCCTTTTTCTTCTGTCTTGGTGCTTTCTTCAATTTCGTCTTTCAAGTCCATTGCCTCATACACCACGCCAAAGGGGATGAATACAGGTGTAAGAAAGTTTTCTGTAATCACTTCTTCCCCGTTCACTTCTTTTACAAGTTCGATTCGGTTTCGTTTTAAGTTTGCCATTTTATTTTCCGCCCTCTCAAAAAGATAAAAAGAACAAGCGCTTACGCCTGTTCTTTAATCAATGGTTTTCCGATTTTATTATCACTTGATAAGAGTTCCTGGATTCTTTTGTCATCCGGGTCACTCTCAGCCCTGCGTGGATAAATGTCTCCAGCAATATATACTGTATTGTTATCCTGCAAATCTTTGAAATCGTGGATGACAACATACGTTGGAAAAACCTCTTTTTCCTCTTTTTCCACATCTACCGGTTGATTTGTTTCCTCTTGTTCACTGGCTTCTGCTTGTTTTTCCTCTAACAATTTTTCTAATTGTTCTTTAGTTGCCTTTTCATCGAACTCAACGCCCAATGCGGTTAACTCCTTTTTCAATTTAGGAATAGTCATGCTTATGCTCCTTCCGGTAATGCACCAGGGAAAGGTGCTCCGAATATTTTGGTAAACAATGCGTCCCTGTTCGTATTTTCGTTTTTCTTATCTGCAGCAAAAATTACGGATTTCTCCGAATTAAATCCGGACACTTTCCGGTCCATAAACTGAGCGACAATTTCCTCTGCTGTAAACTCAGTAGTTCCGCCGGCTTTTGATTTTCCTGAAACGTTCGGACGGGTAAAGATACCTTTAGGCAGCCCGACATATTCAACAGATCCATCTTCAAATGTTTTTACAAAGATTACAGCGACATAGGGAGGTTTATCCGTCCCGCCGACGGCAGTTAAACCTTCCACGGTTTCCAACCCTAACAATCGTTGTTTGTCCTCAATGGGAATCTTGTGAAAAGTAGAATTGACAGAAATATCACCATTGGATACGGCCATTTCTGCCGTGGTGTTATCCCCGTAAGCTCGTACAACTTCTTGAGGCATTTCCACCGTGATTTCCTGCAAGAACTTTACTCGCTCAATTTGTGTAGTTGTAGTTCCATCACCAATAATTCCATAATAAAACCCGTCTACTCCTGTAGAGGCTCTATAATTCTTTTCTTCTGCCATCTTTTTTCGCTCCTTTATAATTGATTTAAGTCATCCCGGTAAATAGATCCATGATATCTTCGGGCATCCCGAAAAACTCCATTATCATGTTCCGTCAAACCGCCCACTTGCCTAATTTTGAACGTCTCCCAGATAAGGTCGCGGACTCTTTCTGCTAGTAACCTAGTCGTGGTTCGGTTTGGACTCCATATTTCCACATGCACAAATACGGATAAGGTCAACCATGTTCCGTCAGCAAAGGAACCTGGTTCAGGAGGTGCTATCTCCTCCAAAACCATGTAAGGTTTATCGACATCCCCGGATTCTGGATATTCATAATACTTAATCCTGGTGCCGACTTGCTCGGATATATAGGGGTCTGTTTTTAATACTTGATAGAACATATCTAAAACATCCACTACATTCCCTCCTTAACCGCCTTTTTCAAAGCGTCCCTATATGCTTTTTTAGAATTATTCATCGTTCTAGCGACCGCACCTTTACCTCGTGGCCGTGGATTTCGAATAGTCCCCCATTCGTTGAGGTGAATAATTCGATAGCGACCTTTTGGCCCTTTCCAATGCACTTTGATGGTTCGGACACCGTTCTCATAAACAATGGGCGATATGGTTATCTCCTCAATGGATCCCCCGGTATCTCTAAAACTAGCAAACTCTTTTCTTAGTTGCTTCACAAATACTTCTGCTGCATCCATTAATGCCTTATCGCTAATTTGTTGCATGGCTTCTTTCCCCAATCGGGTTTCCAACTCTTTCAGCAACTTGTCCATTCCCCTAATTTTTACGCTCATGTAACCACTCTCGCCACAACTTTAATAAATTGCCTGTTTTGTAAATCTGGTTGCACATGTTTCACGTTATATCGATTATCCCGATAACCATCCGCATCGATTGCAATATAATGCTTGTTGGTTGGAATAAAGGTGGATTTCGGGTCTCGAATGGTAAGGGTGACATCTGAAAGGGTGCCGTTCGCTTTGGCCACCTCGATGTCCTTCATCCAAACGGTATCTATTTTGGCCATTGCTTCATAAAGAACAGAATCCATATGTTCACCAGGTTCTGGCCCTTCATTAGGTGAGGGTTTATAAAAAGTAACAGGGGTTCTGAGGTCCCCTGTATTAGTATTTGGAGGTTTGTATCGAAATGGTTGCATCATTTTCCTCCATTTCTTCTAACGCCGCATCGATGATGAGAGAGTTTATTTGACTTATAAAATTATTTTCAAAATACTCCACAGCGTCATTGTAAGCATAACGGGTCCGTTCAAAGACTAGCTCTTTTGCCTGTAAATTAGTCTCTATATTGACATTTTTCACTTTGGACTTAATATAAGCCATAGAAAAAGACAACAAACGTTTAAGATTGTCGTCCTCATTATGGCTTATATGCATTCTTTCTTTAAACTCCTGGAGCAATTGGTCCGTTATCTCCAATTAAACCAACTCCTTAAGCTCCTTCTGGTTGTGGTGTTTGAAACTTAATATCCAAGTTATACAGAAGTGCTGTTTTGTTGTCATTCGGTTTACCGTTCGCAAATTGTTTGATGGTGTAAAGCATAGCATCCTCGATAGCTAGCGTCTGATCATATTTGTTGGCTTTGTATCCACCAGCCACAGCAGCTAGGTATTCCCCTTTAACAAAAAACAGAGCTTTGTTCGTTGGAATCTCTTCTGACTCAACCACTTTGATGTTATATGGCAATGCAGTTACCCATTGGCCATTTGAAGTCTGAATAGTATTTCTAGCCTGGACACTGATTACATCTATAGGATTAACGACCATCACAATTTTGTTCAATACTTTTCGGGATTTCCCGTCTTCATCAACCGCTAACGCTTTGATTACATCGTGCAATTCTCCGGCGATGATTTCACCAAACTGAGATGGCGCAAACGTCAATGTACCTGTTGCAGTTTTAGTTGTCACCGCGCCTGTCTCTTTATCGACATTTTTCATAAGTCCAATCGGCTCATTTTGTGACGGGCCTCGCCCATTCACTAGACCATACTCAAGGCCAACGGAATAGGATTCTACTAGAAGGGTTCGGACATAACGCTCAACCCACACTGGCCCCAATTCCAACATATCTTTAGGGATAACAGCAAAAGCCGTTAGCTTTAATTGGCCGATTTGTTCTTCAGAAAACGCTGCACTTACTTGTCCTTTAATATCACCAAACAATTTACCCCAAGCATATGCTTTTGTTGCATCAGATTTAATAAATCGAGTAACTGCTCCGAGATCCTGGAGTCCAATTGCCTCTAAAAGAGGATGCGCCTCGACTAGATCCTCAAAAATTCGTTCTTGAGTTGTTACTGGAAGGATAGCATCTTCATTGAATCCACCGAACTCAATAACCTCGTTAAAGAATTTTTTCTCTTTGGAAGTAAGGACATTTTGGCCTCGGGCAGTCAAGATTTGAGCGTCCATTTGCTGAGAACGTACTTCTGCAGTAATTGTTTCTGTTAAATCTTCTGCCAAAGCTGTTTGCATTTCGTCCCAAGCGTTTGAAAGTTTTACAGTGTCCTGCTCTGCTTCCTTCACCATCGTCATATAAGCAGCTTTCTTTGCTTCAAAATTCTTCATCGTACCTTTTAGTTTCATGGTCATGTAATTTTCCTCCGTTTTTATGAAATTAAAAAATGAACCTTATTGGCGATTTTTCTGCAGTTACAGTTGCAGTCGCTTTAGGTTCATTTGTTTTCACAGTATTTTTTTGGATTTCATTAAGGATGTCCTTCTTTAACTTAACCAATGCCTCATTTAGGCTATCTTCGGAAACAGCATTGGCTAAGGATTTGTTCGGAAATCCATTCCTCAAACTATTTATCACTTTAGCAGGAATCATAGTAGTACTAGAAGTGAAAGCTGTCAATTTCACCGCATTATCCATAAACATAATTTCATCTACTAGTTTATACTCTAATGCCTTCTGGGCACCCATCCAAGTTTCATCCACCATTTTCCCTAAAAGTTCATCTTCTGACATTCCGCTTTTAATGACATATGCATTTACAATAGCCCGGTCAGTGACCTTTAGGATTTCAGAGGCTTTCTCCATATCCCTGTGATCTCCACGATACCCCATAGAAGCATTGTGTATCATCAGTTGAGCCGTAGGAGATATTTTTACTTTATCTCCAGCCATTGCAATTACAGATGCTGCACTTGCAGCTAGACCGACAATCTGAACCTCTACATATCCGGAATAATTTTTTAATTCCGTATAGATTTCTGAACCCTCATCTACATAACCACCTGGGCTGTTGATATAGACTGTCACGTCTTCACCATTTGCTTCTAGCAACTTAGATGTAACTGTCTTTGGGCAAGTGGCCTCAATTTCAAACCATTCATAGATCCAGGCTTCATCATTTGAAATGATTGGCCCTTTAACATCGATTCTCACTGTCATTTGTTCGTCTCACCTCCTTCAGCTTCTGTGGCAGCTTGATAATTCTTGGTTAGAACAAATTCATCCAATACTGGATTATCCGATTTATCATACCCTACCTCTACTCTTAGTTCGTTCCGGGTAAATCCTCCGGATGCTACAAGTTTGTCAAATGACTGCGCTATGTCAAAAATACTACTATAAGGAGTGAACTTCGCTTCAATACGACTTCCATCTAAATATTCCTTCCTTGTGAACAGTTTTGCGTTTAGTTCATCCTGTATCTTTTTTAAAAGGGGACTAATACAAAATTTCACAAAAGCTTTAATGCTGGTTTCATATTCCGCTAACTCACCATGTACAAGAGCATTAGGTATCCCCAGAATTTCAGCAACATCATTGATTAAAGACTTTTTTATTTTTTCTAACTCGTCCGCTGTATGACTTGTTCCATCTCCTTTATACTCTTCCTTGTAATCAAAACCTTTTAATCTAGGTACAATGGCAACTAAGTTCTTACGAAATGATGTAAATAACTTGTCTATAAACTCTTGTAATCGTTGCCTATTTTTATCGGTTAAATCTTGGGAAGACTCTAACCCGACTGTTGAACGAACCTGATTTTTTATAAGGTTAATATCTATGACCCTACCGAACAACTCGGCATAATCTAAAAACATACCATCCATATATTTTGTTAACTTTTCATTGTTGAACGTGACATAGATTACCTCGTCCATCGAGAAGGTTCTTTGGAATGTATAATCTTTAACGGTTACATCTTTAAATCTATCCGAATACACCGCATATTCTTCTCTCTCAAAGTCATCTGCAATTAACAAGTCATTTGAATCAGTAAGTATAACCAGGACTTCGTTTTGATAGATTAGTTTATATATAAAGGCCTGCCAGAAAGATGCTGCGCTTTGATCTGTATTCGGACGAACATTCAAAAGGTAATGCCATTCATTATGCTGCCTGACATTATCTTTTAAAACCCTAAAATCTGTTAAGCTAATGGTTCGTCCTATAAAACTTATACATGTTTCTAGTGCGATTTTCTTTAGGTACGCTCTGTTACTGGATTCTTGCATGAACAGATCCAAGTCTAACATAGACTCTAATTCACTATTTCGTCTTAATACGTCGCCCAACCACTTCAATTTTTACCACCTCCTTTAGAAATTAAGGGCATCTAATACATCAAATGCGTCATCAAAATTGAATTCGCTAATTTCATCAATACAATAAAGACCGCAGACAAACGCCTGGAAGCCATCTGTCTTTCGGCGAATGGGTTCTTTCTTTTCATATTCCTTGTTACCATCCTTTTTTATTTTAACCAATACATTGTTGGTGTACCAACGCATTAAAGGATTATCGCCAAATATAAACAACCCATTAGCAAACCCTAATTCTACACGTGGAGCCAGTAAACTATGAATGGCTTTAGGATTACGAATTACTTCAACCTCAAATCCTGCTTTCTCTAAGGGTTCTTTCAATACTTCCATTCGAAAATTATCACCGATGATCTTTTTAATATTGAAGTACTTGCTTTTTTCTATAAAGTAGTCCACCACATGTTTAGGATTAATCGTAGCTTCATCCAATACGGTAAGATGCCCTTGTTCTTCCCACTCACGAATGGGAGCGAATTTTCTCTTTCCGGCCATTTCTGCATCGTGTTTTTTGGAGTAACTATAATACTTATCAACAAACTCTTTTCGGGCAAAAGAGTGAGTAAGGAATGGATATTTCCCTTCATGTCTGAATAACAAGCCGCATGCAGCAAAATCGCGAATACTCGCAAAGTCTATAACCCCAATGCAATCTTTTCCTGATAACTCCGGAAAAGGTTGATTGGTCGCTTCGATTTCTTCCCATTTAGCAACCGATCTTTCCAGGTCAGTGATAGGTAAGTTCATGCGTTTGGTCATGAATTCTTCTCTGTTGCTTGGATCATCTTCCAAGTCTTCATACTCTTCCAGGATTGTATCGAAAAGACCTTGTGCATATTGGCTTCGAGGATAACTTAACATGGGATTTGATTTTTCCCAATTGTCCTGGTCATCTATTTCACTTTCATTATCCAGTTTACAAATGAAAGGGAATAATGCATTTGGTCTGGCTTCTCCTTTTAACACCTTCATTGCTTTTTCTTTCATCTTGTCGAGAAAGCCATCTCGAACATATCCATCGGTACCGATATAAAATTCTCGCGGTGGTTGCTTCTTACCAAGACCACTTATATGGACCCGGACATCTTTGTTTGATTCGTATTGGTGAATTTCATCAAACACAACAGCCCCATCACGCAACCCATCCTTTGTCTCACCGTTAGAAGTTCGGAACTTTAATACTGCATCAGTTTTCTTCGAGGTTATTTGCGTCTTTGTTCTCCTGAACATGGCCTTTAATGGGCCTGACCGACCAATAACATTGTATGATTCATCAAATGATGTTTTTGCTTGGTCTTCTGAGTTTGCAACAATGGATATGTGATATTCTCTTATTCCGTGTAATGAGCTAATTAGAAAGTGAGTAACAACAGAAATTAAACCATTCTTACCTGCCCCTCTTCCTTTCATCCAAAAATGTTTCCGATAGAATACACGGTTGTTTTGCTTGAAAAACAAAAAGACGAAAGCAATTAAAAACCTCTGAAATGGCTGCAGTGGAAAATACCACTTCTCACCAAAACGGATACAGTTTTCAATCATTTCGTCATTAAAATATAAATCTTCTCGACTTAAAACATGCTCATCCAGATACTCAATAAGTAAGATGCGTTCTTTATTTAGTTTTATTTTTCCTGATTTCCAGAGGTTAATATATTCCTGTACATACTTATTTACAATCAAACTAAATCAGCTTCCGAATAGTCCTCAGATGGAAGGTGGGTTCCCTCGCTAATAAAATTAAATGATTTCTCGATTGCCAAAAGTTGAGCGTTCACTTTCATCTTGTCGTTAACTGCCGGATGACTTTTAACAAATTTTTGAGACCCGTTCTCCGTTACGACCGTGGCCCCCTCTTTTCTTATTTCTTTATCCAACTGCTTATTGAGTTTAACAAGACTAATATAACGTTCTACTTTTTCGACTTCCACTAGATCCTCTATATCAATTCGGTTCATTAGTTGTTTTTGGAGTTTTGACACGCTTACCGCCATTCACCCACCCCCCCTACGTGAAGATTTCCTCTTGGAATCTGGACGAAACACCCCCCTCCCCGGTCCCCGGGATGATATAAATTACCAAACCTTTTGACCGGGAGGTACACTACCACCTTTCATCATTCCACTTTTTCTTTTTGCTTGGCCGTATCTTATCGAACGTTCTTCCTTCTTTAATGTTGTGATGATTAACGCACAATGTCTCAAGGTTATCCAGGACAAGAGCAAGCTGAGGATAGAATTCAATGGGATACTTATGGTCCACGTTGAGTACAATACCCTTGCGTTGTCCTGGTGACTTGATTGAATCAACTGTAACTCCACCATCACGTTTGCAATGTTGACACTCGTAGTTGTCACGTATTAGAGCTAGTTGTCGTAGTGCTTCCCATTCCTTTGAACGATAGAACTTCTTCTTTTGCTCTTTAGTTTTGTATTCTCGCATATAAAAAACACAACCTTACTAAAATCACACCAAAATAAAAAGCACCCTACTGGATGCTTAACCACTTACAGTGCTATTAATTATTGATTTATTATCACTAATCATTTGAAATACAAGTTCTCTTACTGTATCTAAATCTAACTCTATACCAATATCCCTAAGTGACTCTTGGGCTTCATATGTTGTAAATTTACTTTTGTCAACTATATTTAGTAGCACGTTTTGAATTCGTTGTCTTTCATTTTGAGTATAGTACTTAAGTATATCGGTTTTAATAGATGAGGAATTAAATGAATTGTCATTTGGTCCTTTGATATTTTTCATCATTCTCATAATATTTGATTCAAGCTGATCCATTCTACTTAATAAATACTTGTCTGAATCAGCAATGTCTGTACTATTGATTATTATGTCACTTTGTATTGCCCTATAAATAGGATTATCAATCTTATCATCCTCAATGGCATTTGCTACCATTGCTTTAAAATTTGTTTTCAGTTCGACAGTACCTTTCATGTCATTAGTATAGAAAATTGTTCTTTGTTCACTTATGTCAAATGGTAAATTAGTATCCTTCTCACATATCTGTACTAATGGTTTCCTAATAGCGTGCCTAATTGCTAATTCATACATTACATTAGGATTAAGCCCCGTTAAATTTGCAACTACTAACTCTGAATTAATTACATTTTGAATAACTTGTCTAGTGATTGATCCACCTTCATTCATTCTATGTGCTACAGTAACCTCAAACCCTAAATCCATGAGTACAGGCTCTATAACAGCATCAATAACACCGTCTGCTTGTCTTCTAATTATTGAGTCATCTGGACCTATAGGTGTAATGATAAAACATGCTTTATTTTCTGTTGGCATATTTCAATTCTCCTTTTGTCAGCATTTTTATAAATTCGACAAAAGGAGATTATTTCCTGCATAAAAAAACAACCTCGAAAGGTTGCTTAATCTTATTATTTTTTTTCTGGCAGTTCCACCTTTACACCATTTTCTTCTTCGAACTGCTTAATTGCTAATTGAATAGTTTCCTCTTCATTATTACCTTTTAGATGAACACCTTGTAGTCCTTTGCTCCAAAGAAACACGTCTATACCTTCGTTTGTTTGAAACACATCAAACCTTACTTCAACTGGCAAATATGCAGTAATAAATGATCTTTTCAAATCCATGCTTTCTCTCCTTAACCAAATCCATTTGTTTAATGTACATTATCTAAAATTGAGTTGTAGTATTTCTGAACATAGTATTGGACCTGGTGCAATTGTTGTCTCACATTCTTGTAACTATTAGCGTTAATTCTATTAGTGCCAATTTTAGAAAGAATGTAACTACAAATACTTAAAGATGGGATGAGATATTCATGAACGTATATATTGGCACCGTTATGCAGAAATAAATCTAAATATTTCTTCACAATTCTTTTGATCGCAATTAATTCCGTCTTAACATTTTCTTTCTGTTTGGCACTCCGAGTCAGGTTAAATGATTCCAGGCTTTCAATTAGGGCCTCAATTTTGTCGTGTAAACAGCCAAGAATCTCTACTGCATCCAAATAGTCAACATAGTTCATGCCTCATCTTCCCTTTACACGTTAATGAGACTATTTTACTACGCAGCATATAATATTTGTGCATATATTCCTATAAGAATAATTTCCTTCAATTAATTTCTATTTTCTATAAACAGTCATTTTAGAAATGTAGGCAATGTGAGTAAGCCCATATAAATCTTGCTTTGTAAAACTTCCTAACGATAGATTATTAATTTTTTTCAAAGAAGCTCTATACTTTTTTTTAGCTTCTTTCATTGACTCTGCTTCAAAAATTTTAACTATAATATCAATTACAAATAAAAAAACATTATGATTGCGGTATTTTTCTAACACTAGTATAAATCTTTTATAGTCTTGTACTGTTAGGCAGCTTGGCTTAACCTTACTAAATAATGTTTCGTCATTCATACTAAACCACCTTTATTTGTTATAAATAACCATTACACAGGAAGGTTTTTCTTTCAATAAAAAACACCCTCGAAGAATGAGGGTGTCACTTCACTTAGGACTCTTACTAGAATTAAGCTGTAGTGATATTTCTGGTTCTTCATATACTTGGAACTTTAGTGTTTTAGTATGGAATTTATTCCTTGAATCCATAAAAACATACCTCAACTTAATTTTATCACCATTTTTCTTTCCGAGCTCAAGTAAAGATTTGTTTATATCCTCCGTTTTAACTACTTTCATATAATGTTGGGAAGAATCTAAATCCTCTCCAATTTTTTGATTAACAACTGCTATGTGTTTATGCTTCCAACCAAATTGATCAATTATTAGTCGAAAAGCTATTATTTGTATTTTAACGAAACCTAAATTAACAAGAATGAATTTATATTTTTCATACATTCCTATTTTTTCTATTTCAAAAAAAGTTTTTGCGTTACTTTTATATGATAAGCGAGAAAAATAAAGTGAGGTTAATACAGCAATAAAAGTGGCAATCGCCATAAAAATATTTGAAACCGCATTTATCGCATCCCAGTTTATAGAACCTAACATAATCAATCACCTCTGTTGACTAAAAGAAAAAACCCAATAAAAAAGAGCTTCGAATAGTTATTTAGACTAACCCATTTTTCCTTAATTCTTTTTCTCCATCTTTAGTAATATGAGCATCACCCCACCAAATCATTGCGACGCTATTTTTAAATATTGGATGGCGTTGCCCCCCCGGTATAATCACTTTACCATCGAATTGCAATAATCCATCTCTTTCTAAAGAAGCTAATATATATGCAGCTTCATGTTTTCCTTCTAAATTAAATTTTGTTTGATTTATTTCTAAATTACTATACTTCTTTTCATAATAAGCTTCTAAAATTAACAGCATTTTACCTTCGTTATCCATTGAAAATCACTCCTTCCACTTCAATTATGAGCAAAAGGAACTACCAGGACAACTCCTATCGTTCGTCAATATTAGACATAAAAAGACACCACTCAAACTGAGTGATGCCCTCTTGATATATTTCGTTAATACCATAATAACACTTTTTAAACAAAATGCTCTGCCTACATTCTGCCATAAGTCTGCCAAGAAATTAGATACGTTTTATAGTATTGGAGCATTTCTTAACCTATCAGTGGCTCAAAAAACACTTTCCACTTTTCAAATGCCGTTATTAGTGTAGGGGTTGCACTTGCTACTGTAATTGCTTTTTCTATTGTACCTAACAAAGAAGAAAGGACTATTTTGTTTGGTTTTTCCTCTTTTGCTTCTTTCTCACTTGCATCTATTGCACCTTGAATCTCTTTTTTCATTTCTAGAGGAATATCAGATTTCATTAATTCTTCTCTTAATTCTTTGGAGACTTCTTCAATTCCTTTGGAGACAACATTATTAATAGTTTGATGTTCTCCAATTGCAAGGGTTCCTTCTTTATTATCTAACTTAGCCCCTCTAAAATCATACTTACTCATAGTCTGCTCACTCCCACTTTCAAAAATATTTATCGTAAAACTACGTCGATCAGAATAATTTTTAAAGTCCGGTGACATTTTCCTTAATATTTCTATACCTTTCGGCGTGAGCAAAGCATCATCACCTATAGTTGGTGGGCTAGGATTTGCTTGTCTCTTAATGTTTTTTTTTTTTGAGACTGTATATTTTTACCTCGTACAGCTTTTCTATAATCGGGACTTATTTCAAATACTGGATACACATTATCCACGGTAAGCTCTTTATTTTCCTCTTCAAAATTACAATAAAATATGTCATTATCATTTATTAGTGGAAAAGTATCTAGTGTTTCAAGAGTATAATGACAATCAGGGCATCTAATTTCCCACTTTAAATCTAATTTCTCATCTTGGTACATTTCCAATAGTCTCTCAAAAACAATAGGCAATGGGAGGTCTGTATCTCTAGCGACAATTGTAGGATAAAAACTTTTAACCATCGAGCGTACTCTACCTTCAACCCAATAATCAATATCCCATTTATTTGCCATATACAGTCACCTCCATTGTTTTTATATTAATATTATCATATTAGAATCTTTTCTCGTACATAATTTATTACGTTTTCTGTGGCTGGAGTAACAAAAACTATACTATTTGCTTTTGTCCCTACTCTTATCGTATAAGGTTGAACTACTCCATTTTCAGGAATAGAAAACCTAATAAAGCCAGTTTGATGTTGTAAATGGGGTCTTAAGAAATCATATAAAGGTTGTCCTCGAAGCTCTTTTTTTGAACCCATCGATACCCTTTGTAGCCCCGCTAATATAATTGCAGTAAGTGGAGTCCCTAAGAGATCTTCACCCAAAACTTCTCTTGCAGCTATTAGATTCTCTTCCAAAGCTTCTGAGTCTTCATCATCAAAATAACTATCCAACGCAGCTAGTATCTCGACAATTGCTTCAGCTTGATCTGTATTGAAATCGTCCAACAAAGTTTCTTCAGGTTTTGATTCTGTATCTATAACTTCTCCGGCTAATGCATCCGCAAGAACCTCTATATCATTACCAAAAGGTGCTAAGACTTGATGTTGTTCCATTAAAGTTCGCTGTCTTAGAATTTCAAATAAACTTATTGCTATTGCCTTTGCTATTTTAGGCTCAGCTCTAACTTCTATAATACCAGTTTCCTCATTTATAAAGACAGTACAAAGCTTTGTAATAGGTCGAGATTCAACATCCCTATAATAATCTCGAACAAGACCAGCTTTGTAAATAAAACGAAGGTAATATTGATTTTCAGTATTGCCATTTGCTGCTCCAATTAATACAGGATTGTTAGTTAATTGTTCTATTGGAGGTAATACCACGTTTTCAAAGGGATTAAACGGACTCTGTTCTATAATGATGTCTTTTGCTCCTCTTAATGCACCTTCACCGACAGAACTATACCATGTTACAGCAGTCTTACCAGCCAGAATTCTACTTGCCACACTCTCTAAGACCCTAATTTGAGCATCATCATCTTCTCTAATATTTTCCCATATCCTATAAGCCAAGTCACTTACTGTACCTTCTGTCGCTAGATCTGCTTGAGTACAAATATCAATTAGTGTTTCTTTAGGTAGACCAACAATATCCTTAATTAAAGAAATATTCTGTATTCTAAGCAATTATTCCTTCCCCCTTAATTAACATCTATGTATTAATTTTATTTTACCAATATTCCATTATTAGTCCACTTTAATTAATCATTCTTTTCCTATTTCTTAGGAACCTCTTCCTTGCCATTTCATGCATTTCATCTTGAGGTTTAGATTTTATAATGTCTGAGATATCATTAGTAACCAATTTTCTATTACCAATTCTATATCTTTCATCATTTAGTTCCTTGGTTATTTTTGTCACACTTTCTAATAGAACGTATCTAAAAATTGACTCTTGTTCCAGAGTTTCAGGTTGATAGGTTTCTATTTTATTTATGTATTCTTCTAACCTTTGTATTTTTTCTTTCGCTTCTTCAACAAACATAAAATCCCCCCTTAAAAATAAAATTCTTCAAAAAGAGACATTATTACTTCCTGTCATTCAAAAAGACATCACTCAAACCTGAGTGATGCCCTCTTGATATATTTCGCTAATATCATAATAACACCTATAAAAAGGAATGCTCTGCCTTGTGTTTGCCAAATTTCTAACATAATGCTGACATTTTCCTTTGGAAACATTCAATCTGATTTTTATTGAATTTATCATATATTTGTAATAGTTTAATAATAAATATTTCTCTAAGGAGTGGTATCATGCTTAAATACTTTTCTATATTTATTATTCTCACTATTTTTATTAGTGCTTGTAATAATAAATCTAATTCTACTGATGAAGATATGACTGATTATAATAATCCTAGTGATAATAGAATAATAGAAGGAGTTGTTGGAAAAAAAATTAATGACAATAAATTTGCAATAATTTTGGATGAGGATTATTTATATAAAGAAACTGAGTCACCTTCATTGAATGACTTACTAAATAAATATGATGAGGTAATTTTATTCTCTGGCAATCGAAACATATTTGGAGACGATTTTAAAGAAGGAGCTAAAGTAAGAATATGGTTTGATTATATTAGAGAATCTAACCCTCCTAAGTCTAAAGTACTAAAGTATCAATTAGTAGAATAGTAACTTGTATATTAATTCTATCAATTCCTATAATTGGATTATAATTCATTTATAGGAGGAAAATGTTAATGAAAAAATGTTTGTTTGTAATTATGTTAGTTTTACTGTTAGCACCTTCAACAAGTTTTGCGGAATATCAATCTGAGAATACAGTTGGCTATAACCCCTATAATATTGTTTCGTCCAATGGTGAAGTTATTGAAGTGTCAGAGTTATTAGATGAAATAAACAGGAAAAATATTAAACTTCCAGAAAAAATGACTAAAGGTAAAGGTTTATCAAATAATCGAAATGAGGAAATATATCTAAATGTGCCTGATTATAATGAAAAAAATATAACCTATTCTCTCTCAACTTTAATGCCTATAGATACATCAAATGAATTTAGCACTAACGCAATTATAGGTACAGACAACAGGAAATTAGTGACAAATACTAGTGTTTCTCCTCATAAAATGATATCTTACTTAATGCTGGATTTTGGAAACAATATTGGTGGTACTTGTACTGGAACAGTTATTGGGAAAGATATGGTGTTAACTAACGCACATTGTGTAATAGATTTAGAAGATGACTTGGAAGTTCAAAACGTAACAGTTATTCCAGCAGTAAAAGATTCTCATTATTCTTTCGGAGCATATACAATGAAAGATTTTTATATACCGCAAGGTTATAGAGAAACTGGGGGAAGTAGCCAATATGACTTTGCAATAATTAAAGTTAATAAATACATTAATCAGGAAATTGGGGCTGTTGTAGGAACTCTACCAATAAAAGAAGTCACTAACATAAGTGGAAACACAATTAAAATATATGGTTATCCAGGAGATAAAATAAGAGAAACTGGACTTGTAAACCAGTGGGGGCATTCGGGACCAGTTACTCAAGAAAACACAAACCTTGCATTTTACGAAATTGATACAAATAATGGTCAATCTGGTTCTGCGTTATTAAATTCATCTAATCAAGTAGTTGGGGTTCATAATGCTTCTTACAGGTTAAATGGAAATACTATTAATGGAGGACCAAAAATGACAAAACCATTTTATTCTTTCATTACAGTTGTATCTTTATTAAATTAATCTAAAAAAGCTTAAACTAGCCATTACAAGTGATATAATAAAAATAATTTAAACCCAAGAATGTTGACTCTTGGGTTTTTTTACCTAGGAAAACTTTGATCCTAAGACTCCTCCTTTATTTATACACTTCAAGTTTCAATATAAATGCTACCTTATAAAAGATTCTTGCCTTCAACCTGTAGTATTTTCTTTCACTCATTCCTAATTCATTATAAATCTCATAGTCAAAAACTTCATCTTCTTCCAGGTACCGTTTGATAATTAATTCTCTTTCTCTGATACCCAAACGGTTTACAGCCCTTCTTATACGTTCTATATATTCGATACGCTCCCTCTCTCCATCTATTCGATCTATAACCACTTCTTCTGTGGAGGAATGAAACTCATTGGTGTTAGAAGGTGGTATTAGTGAGTATGATGCTGTTATTCGTGGGAGCTTCTCTTCTGGAATGGTAAGTAGATAAAAGCGATATTTTTCTAAAGCACTTTCAACAGCCTTTTTGGTCAATTCTCTATCTATTTCCGGCAACTTAAATTGTAATTGAGACACCAAGATTCCCCCTATGGTATAATTTTCTTGGGCAATCAGGAGAAATCCTGGTTTTTTCTGTCGATTTTCATTCGTTTTGTCGATTCTATTTCCTTTTTTATCCGTTTATTTGATGATAAAATTATATAGTTCTTTTATCCCTGTTCCCTGGAGGGTTTTATGATCACAATGTCAAAGCAAGAATTGCTTACTACAATTGAATATCGTAAAAAGAATTAATAGAGCTTGGGATAATTATCGGATTAACAAATCAACGTATTATTAAGTTAAGTCAGGAGCTTGATCAATTAATATTCGAATATCAGGAGTTACTAAAAAATACTAAACCTTAATAGTTTTTATTGTCTTGGCTCCATTTCATCCAGCATTTTGAGTATTTCTCTATGTCCTTCTTCCACCTTTCTGGTGATTTTAATCGCTGCCAATCCTCTTCTACATTAAGTCCTATACTAACCACTTTTGATTTTAAGTGTACGATTTGCCCTTTAAGAGCTAAGTCCATTTTCTTCACCTCAGTATTAGTATTATCTTATTTTAAGAACTCTAAGTAATTTCGCACAAAGTTCATTCGGAGTAAGTGACTATATTGACAACTTATAAACAAATCCAAACATATGTAAAGAATACATATGGATATACTCCTAAATCATGTTGGATTGCTCACATGAAAGAGGAATGTGGACTGAATCCAAAAGTTTCACATAGAAGATACTCTGTAGAGACAAGAGTACATCCGTGTCCCGATGTAAAACAAAAAGATTTAAAAGAAGCATTTAAGCATTTTAAAATGATTTGATAATTGCTTACTCCTGCTCTTTAATCTACTCCTGGTACTCATCAAGTGTCAGCTGGCCGTCTTCCACCTTCACAGATCCATCCTTATCCACTTGATACTCAATACCTTCATGAGCTTCGTTAAACTCATCAATGCTCATCTGAGACTCCACAATGTGCAGTGTGACATCGGAACCGGCTCTCTTGTAGAAATTGAATGATTGTTCTGCAGAAATGTCACCTTTGACGATAAATTCCAGGGTGGTTTTCTTCCCGTCTTTCGCGGTCTTACTGAATTCACACGTCAGCTTTTCCTCTACCCCATCAATCTGAAGCTCTACCACTTCACGGGTCATTTGAGAGAGCTCCTGCTTTTTCTCGTCCTCTCCCTTTACATAGAATTGAATGAGCTCTTTTTTACTGTCCTTTATTTGTTTATTAAAATTCGCTTTTACTGTTACTTGCATTCTTAGCACGCTCCTTCTAGAATTTTATGGATTACTTCAGTCTGATAATTTGATAGTAAGGAAGATTTTGTTTCTTGAACAAAGAAGCATTCCATGGCTATCCTTGCCATGATATAAGCATCTACCACGTTGTCACTGAAATGAGTAAAACCAAAATGCTCCTCCACAGCTTTCATAACTGCTTTCTTCTTTTGAGGACCGGTAAGACGTTTCTTGCTTCCTACCTCTCCAGTCCATCCGGTAACATTCACAAATTTCTTCACAGCGTTTGGAGCTGCTTCATAATAGATTAATTTTCGCTTGTAGAGCTCGTTTCGAATGCCATGGTGTAATCCCCCTGCGAACATGGCTTTCTGTGTGTCAAAGGGGAATCCCTCAATGCATATTACGTCTCCAGGTCTAAGGTGGTCCACAACCTCGTTTATTAGCGTGACCATTCTTTTGGGATCCACACCTCCAACTCCGGTTAGCTCTTTTGCTCGTAGTACCTGACAATGTGCATCCAGTACCACGAATCCTGTTTTGGATGCTGGGTCTATTCCTAAGAATCTCAATGACTCTCCTCCTCTTGCATTCTATTAAACTCAGTTTCTAGTTCTTCCACGGTGAGCTCTCGTAATAGCCGGCCGTCTTCAGCCTCATGCTTTCCCTTTAAAGAGAGTTTATGAAGCATTACTTGTCTCCTTAGCTCCACTAGCTTCCTCCTCTAGTTTGGCTTTGTATTGGGTAAGATGCTCGTTCATTTTTCCTCGAAATTTTTCTTGGAAGTAGAAGTGCAGCTTTTCTTCCGGATCATCGAAACTTAGGACCTTTTTTTCATAGATGAGGAAATCAAGAAGTAATAAAAGAGGTTCCTGGTTGTAATCAACGGCATCCAGATACCAACTTCTAATTAACGTTTGTGTGTCGGTCATGTAAATTCCGCATTCTTTGTGTCTTTTTGTTGTAGAAGATATCTACTTTTCCAGTTGGGCCATTACGCTGTTTAGCAATATCAATTTCTAAAATGCTCTTTTTGTCAGAATCCGCATTGTAATATTCATCCCTATAAAGGAATCCAATGACGTCCGCATCCTGCTCTATGCTTCCACTTTCCCGTAAATCGGACATTACCGGTCTTTTATTGGATCGTTGTTCCACTCCCCTCGATAATTGAGCAAGAGTGAGGACAGGACACTTAAACTCTTTGGCCATTCCTTTTAATGCAGCACTTATTTCCGATACTTGAAGATGGGCGTTTCCATTATGACTTTCTTCCGGCTTGATCAAAGTGAGATAATCAATCATCACCAGAACCTTTTTATCCGGATTCTCCCGTTTCACGTCTCGAATATGAGCTCGCATTTCATTCACCGTTTGGCCAGGATTATCAAAGATCTGCATGTTGATCCGTTCCAGCACTCCAATGGCTGCCACCCAATTTTCATGATCTTTATCATCAAAGTAGTGGTAAGGGTTCCGGGCCTTGATTCCTTCTATTCCTCCCAGCAGACAGAGCATGCGCTTTATGAGGCTCTCTGCGCTCATTTCTAGGGAGAAGATAACTGGTATGGCACCCTTATATCCCGCATTGGCTGCAATGTTTAATATCAGGGCTGTCTTTCCCATAGATGGCCTTGCCCCGATGATAATACTGTCCTCATCCTGGAAGCCGTCTGTCATGTCATCGAGATCCTGGAAGCCACTCGGTATTCCGGAATAGCCTTTTTCCTTCTTGATTAGTGGCAGTTCATACATTTGGACCAGGTGCTCTTTAAGGTCAAACTTTTCTTTTGTACCTGTTTTATCGATGTCATTCAATTGCTTAATCATTTTCTGGATGTCATTTGAGTCAAATTCTTGTTTATCCACAATCGGTTTCAAGATATTGTGGATATTTTGTTTCTTCCAGGCATCGATGACAGCTACTTCATAATTCCTGAATGCATGGATAGAAGGAACACTTTCTTTTAAGAGAGAAAGATGACCCGTTCCACCTAATCGAGAAAGGTTGTTTCGTCCAATCGATTCGATAATCGTTATGGCATTAATCGGTTCACCCTTTTCACCTATCTTTTTCATGGCCGTAAACAATTCTTTATTTTGATAGTGCTGAAAGTGTTCGGCCTTTACTGCTAACTCGTTCAATATGCTGTTATCAATAAGGATGCACCCAAGTAAGGCGCATTCTGCTTCATAGTTATTTATCACGCGATCCACTCCGTAACTTTCTCATGTATTCCAGGTGTTCATGGTTCATTTTTGATTCGGATGGTTCTTCGTATAGATCTGCGATGGTAGGTGGGAACTTGTTGGATTTACAATGTGCATCTAGTTTCTTCAAAACTTTGTTAAAATCCTGATCATGTAGTAATCGATGCCAAGCTGTAATAACAGAAAGCATTTTCCTTTCTTTGGTCTCTCCTGTTGATAAGTCAAAATACCGACTGAAAGGTTGATTATAAAAAAGTTCGATTTGTTCAATTAGGGAAGCAACTTCTTTTTTATTCATCATCTAGCTCCTTTTTTAATAACTCCCAATCAAGACTTTTACTTTTTTGTTTCTTGCTACTCATCTTCTTATCGAATTCCTCGTGATTTGCTTTTACAGCATCTAAGGTTAAACGATTGTTTTTATAATGATCTAACAGAATCTTGTCAATATATTGCATTGGATGTTTTGCTTCCTTCTCTTTAGCTCTAGTAATCACTTCACAGATGATTTCTTCTGGATTTACAAACTGGCTATCATCTAACCAGTAATTAAATTTATTGATAACTGAACTTGATAATAGACCAAAATTTTTCTCATATTCTTTAAAAGGATTTAAGTGCATTTCATATGCATCTTTCTTTATATTTATCTTTAAGTTCTTTCTTTCTTGGTAAGCAGTTCTGCTTACTCTAGAGTCATCAGTTTCGCTTACTCTAGAGTAAGCACTTTCGCTTACTGTAAGCATTTTTGCTGACTCTGGTTTATCCCATTTGTCATAATCCTTGTTGAAGGAAATTCTCCTGGACTTTCTAGCTGTATTTTCTTGGATAACAATTAGAATCTGCCTGTCTATTAATTTGTCCAACTCTGGTTTAATACGTTGTTTATGAACATCCGTTGCTTCCGAAAAAAATGACAATGACATTTCATGATCTTTTCTATTAAAGCCGTAAGTGTATCTCCAAACTGCAAGGATTATCTTATGCTGTGTTGGGCTTAACTTTATTTTCATGGTTTGCTCTAAAATTTCATGAGCAATTCTAGTAAATCCATTCTCTGGTTGAACATTCGCCAAGCCCAACACCTCCTTACTTTTTGATGCAAATTACAATGTCTGGCAAGTTTTCTCCTCTTGGCATAATCTTCATTGGGTAGAGCCGTGAATGATAAGTATTCATGTAGCCCTTTATATATCGGATATAAAGATTCTTGTTCCCGGCTGCTAACCATTTGTAGGTGTATGGGATTGTCACCTGCTTGTCCATCTTAGTCCAGTGTGATACCCTCAAAATCGTCAAAGCTCATTGCTTCTGCATCCTGCTTTTCTTCTTGTTTAGGAAAATGGAAATCTATTAATTTGTTCAGAGCCACTGTTTCCTGCAGCGTGAGATCCTTCCCTTTCTTTTCAAACTTCTCCAGGACAAATGCGTTTAAATCTTTTTTTGAAACACCAAGTTCTTTGGTTTTTTTCTGAATTTCCGCCCAGACATTTGCAAGTTCTTCATCCGGATCAATCACATTGTCACCAGTGTCAACACTCTTAGTTTCAGGCGTAATATCTACCCTTTGACGCGGTTCGTATGGGTCATAAGCATCTTGCTGTGTTTGATCGTCATCTACTTCAATACCAAATTGCAATTTAAGAGCACGTTTCAACGCATGCTTTTTGAACATGTCATTGTAGTAGGTTTTCCACTGGCTACCTTGCTTTGTTCGCAAGTGTTCAACCTCTTCAGCTTCAATAATAGTCACCTTATCTGGATAACCCTCACGGCGGGCAATGGCATAAGCTGCAGCAACCTTCCCTCGTGGGAATTTAATAGAGTGCTTGGTAATCTTAAGTTCCTGAGTATCCGAATCAATTTCCACTTCAAATTCATCATTCTCATGTACCAGCTGAGTTGTGACTCCTTTGTAATCCTCCCGTTGCTGGGCCAAGTAATGAATCCCTTCCACTGACACCTGAATGCTCATTTGATTTCCGTACTTGATGAAGTAAACATGATTTTTAAACGGGTCTAGTCCATTGTGTTTGCAGATTTGAATAAAAAGAGCAAGCTCCTCTTTTGTTGCATTCTTTGCGATACTATTTACCACCACTTCAAGTTCCTTTTGAGTAAAGAAGTCTTCGAACTCCTTTGTATTGATGGCTGCCAATTGGTTACTCATTAAATGTTACCTCCTCAGTTTCAATGGTGATTATTCTATGCTTTGTATGCTTCAATACTTTCCCATTAACCAGCGTTGCTGCCTTGCCAGCCTCACCAATTTCAATAAACTCTCTTGCATATCTTTTATCGCTTTCCCCAACTGTTGCACTTCTTCCGGTGTAATCAATCACACAACAGTTGTCATTAATATGCACTGTATAGAAAACTTCTGTTTTATTTTCTAAAACTCTGGACTCCTTAACCATGAGCTCTTTCCTCCTTCAATTGCGCGGATACACATTTAATATGGCAAAACAAATCTTTCCCTCGTTTCCAAACTGAGTCCCCTAGATAGATTGGTTTTTCACAGTTTGCGTTTGCACATATATTAATGGGATCCTTACTCATTCTCTCCGGCTCCCTTCAAGGAAACTGGATTAATACTAAATTCTTCATCTACCACTCTAGCAACGATCAGCTGACCCGGCGGTGAGGTAAAGTGAAGAATGGATTCCGCATTATAAACAAAGCACGGTGTGATTACCTGAGACTGGTTTGATAGAACCTCTATGAGCTCCAAACCTGCTTTTATCTTCTCAGCAGTGGAGAGCTTGCTATATGGCTTTCCATCCATTTCAATTTCAAACGTTGCTTTTTCCTCACCGTTCTTCAATTGTTCATAGAGCTTCACAGAGATTTTGGTAAAGAGAGCGTCCACCTTATTCACCATCAGCTCCGAACGGACAGACCGAAATGTTTTAATGGCATCCAGGATGCTGATTGATGAGTTACTCTCCTTGCGAAGTTTTTCTTTGTTAGATTCTGCAGCCGTTACATTCTGGTGCAATTGCTCAACTCTTCCAGCTCCATTCAGCTTTACTTGCAAGCTGACAATCTTGTCATCTATCTCGTTAAGTTCCGTCCGATCGATATCCTCAGGTATTGGCATAGCCGCAAGTGATTCTTTTGCAGTATTTAATTTTTCTATTAGCTCTTTTCCGGTTGAAACTTCCTTATCGAAACGAACCTGTCTATTTTCTTTTACTTTGTTGATGGATTTTTCATCTAGATCCTGACCACATGTTTGGCATGCTTCTTGAATTTGTTCATTTTTAATTCCTTGTACAACAGATTTCTGTCTATCGATAAGTTCTACCAAGGATTCAATTTGGGATTCGATACGACCTCGGGCACTTTTCCTTTGATAAAAAGTGTCGATTTCCTCTTCTATCTCAGTTCTTTTAGCAATTAAAGGATCCAATTCTTTTTGAATGGCTGCCACATCTACCTTGTCAGCAGAAACTTGTTCTAACTGCTCTTTCAAAGTAAGTAATCGTTCAGCAGCTCGTTCATAGGAAACATCTAACTGGCGTTTTCTATCCTTATTCAGCTTCTCAAGATCCTCCAAAGAGTGCTTTTTTAAATTCTCTTTCAGAGTTTCGCTCTCAACCTTCCCCATCTTAGACAAAACTTCTTTATTCAATGGTTCACTGATGTGTTGGAGCAACTGCTCACGCTGTTCTGTCCACTTCTGAGAAGGGAAGAAGCCTGGTGTGAATAAGGAGAAAAATAGTTTTTCATCCAATATAGAATCCACAAACTCTTTAAAGGTAGTCGCTTTCTCTGGGACTTCGTTAATATAATACTTGGCCGTTTTTTTCTGACTACGCCCTAAGAGATGTTGCTTGCCATCTACCTGCAGAAGCAATTCCACCTTCGTTTCTAAGTCTGTTCCAATTGGTTGGGGCTCTAACTTAGATCCCATTACATCCTTACCATAGAGGCACCAGGTAACGGCGTCACCAATAGATGATTTTCCTGCTCCATTCTTACCTCGAATGTTGGTGATGTCGCTGAAGTTCACCTCTATTGAGGAATGGTTTTTAAAATTGGTTAATACTACCTTGATAAATGCAATTTGTTTCATACTTACCTCCCATTGATTTTTGGGGGAAAACCCGATATCATGGGTTTAATCAATTCGTTTTAACCCCTTTTACGGATCCGTGTTCCAGCACAGATCTTTTATTTTCCTGCCATCTTTCTTTCCGCCCCAAGCATATCCACTAAATAATCCATCACATTACATTCCAATATTATTTCTCCGTCATGCTCAAGGATGTAATCTCCTTCAAACACTTCATCACCGCATACATCGGTCCCATAGATCTTTCCTTCTGGAAGCCCATTCTTCTCCATTTTTGTTACTAATGGATGTTCCATCCTGTACCTCCTTCCTTATGTATTTGATGCTTTCTGTTGCACCGGGCCAAGTACAAGGTGAGCTTTGAAAAGGGGGAACAAAGACCATATACTCAGCCCGGCAAAACAGACTTGCCGGAGCACATTGCATTGTGCTAAGATAATTACATTCCAAGTTCTAGGAGCAGCTGTTCACGTGTTGGTAGCACTTAGCTGCTCTTTTTTTGTTTGTGCCTGATATTCTTCTATCATGTAACCCACCGTTACAATTTCTCGTAGATTGGTAGAATGCTCGACTGACTCCAATTTGATATGTGCATCCCCATCGCTTACATAATCCATTAACACTTTACTAATTTGCATGTAAACCTCTCCCTTTTCGTGTGATAATTTCAACGTTATATCCCTGCTCCTGTAGCTCCTTTACCAAACTTTCCATTCTATCCTTTAGTTTCTTTCTCTCCATCAGTTGATCAAGTTCTTTCTTACATCGCTGAAATTCAATCATCCAACGTTCACTCTCGTCTAAATTCTCTCGATACATTTCCATACGTGCTCTATTCAAGCAACTAAAACAACATTCGTATAGATTAATGGCCTGTCTTAAATCGTTTGGGTGCACCTTTGTATGTAAGTTCATGATGTGGGCACCTTCGCTTTCGTCAGGAACCCAGCAAGGATACTATTAAATTTGTCTAGGCATCCCATTCGGATCATGACGTCTATTCCATTCACTTTCTGTTTGAGAGTCGATTCAGCATAAAGCCTTCCGGTGCGTTGGTAGTATTCAGCATTTAACTTCCGTCTTTCATTCTCCACTCTCGCTTTTACATCAATTCCGTGTTGCGCTTTCAGAATAGAGTAAATGCTGTTATATACTTCGTTATGGCCAACCCTTGTCCACCGAGCATATTCATTCACGTTGTCTATCACTTTCCGATTGTCCGGCACCGCGGTTAAATTATGTGCGAGGGTTTCAACACCTGTTTCAAGTCTTCGGATTTTTTGATCCCGTTCTGCGTTTTCTCGTTCGTTCTTCACCATCTGTTCTGCAAACTGTAGGAGCATTTCGGCTTGAGTTTTGGGTTGTGCTTCCTTGAAACGCTTTTCCACTTCAATGAAATATTTCCGGATGGCTCGGCCCATTTCATTGTTCTGGACCATTGCAATTTCTTTAGCAGTATCAATTTTTAGTAAGTAATCTGTTCGTGGCCTTCCATTAAGGGTTTCCCCCCGAATTGGGGAAAAGTCTTCACCCTCAGTAAATTGGTATTTTGTAATACGATCTTTAATCCAAGTTGTAAAATCTTTACCTATTACAAGTTGTTCATGGAGTTCCCTCGCATTTATAAGCCGATCGCCGTTTTCACTTTCATATACTGGCAAGAAATCATCTGCAATAACTTTCAAATTATCCATAATTCCTCCTATCTTCGACTTAGCAACAGTACTAAGTTAAGTTAAAACAATTCTCTATTAAATCGCGATGAGGCGTCTGTCCACGCATTTTCACCATTCATCCATAATCTGTTTCATAGCATTTTTTGATTCATCGTAGAACCAGAAACGCTTTCCTTTCTCTTTTCTACGCTCGAGAAGCTTCATTCTTGGATCGTGGAGAAACTCATTCTCCAAGAACGACTTACTCATGCAGGTTCTCCTTGCCATTTGATCGATATCCCACATGAATAGCGACTCATGGATAGCTTGTTCGAGTTTTCTATTGATGTAATCTTTTATTTCTTTTTCATCTACATCAATTGTTAAGTTTGCAATTGGCATTAAAACTCACCTCCTTTCAATTAGGCCGTTTGGTTTTCCTTACTTTCAAATAGGTACTCAATGTTTTCATTTGGAAAAAACTTCTCTTTTATTTTCCTAGCATCATTAAAGGAAAAATCGTACCTCCCATTCAACTTGTCATAAATAGTCGCCAATCTTACATCCAACAGATTTGCAAGATCTTTTGGTTTTATATTATGTCTTGTCATTTCGGCCCTTAAGTTTCTCAACATATAGATGCCTCCTCTCACTTAAGAACGCAATTGCGTCTGCTTATATTTAACAATATAAACGCAACTTCGTTCATTGTCAACTATATTAACGAAAAAAAAACGAGATTTCGTCTTTTTCCTTATTTACATACTCAATTTCGTAGTGTAATATGAGGTTATAAACGAAATATCGTATAATTTGGATAAAAAAGGAGTAGTCTATTTTGGATAAGAGAACGGAGATTTTAGAACAACTTATAAAAGAGACTGGTTTAAGTAAAAAAGCTTTTGCTGAGTCAATTAATTTACCTCCAACAACATTAAGATCTATGTTAGATAGAGGTATTGGTAATGCTTCAGTGGATAATGTGATAAAAGTTTGCAAAGGGCTTAATATTTCTACAGATATTCTTGAGCAAATGGCTGAAGGCACTTATGAACCTACTAAGAAAAATCTCCCTGATCTAAACACTAGAGACGAAAGAGACATCCAAAAAGAACTTCAACGTATGATAGAAGGCTTAGAGTCTAATAGTGGTTATGCGGCATTTGATGGTCAAACATTAGAAGACATGGATGAGGAAGACAAAGAGCTGCTTATCTCTTCTTTAGAGAATTCTTTACGTTTAGCTAAAAGATTAGCTAAACAAAAATTCACACCTAAAAAATACCGCAGCTAGGAGTGTCATAATGGAGTCAATCACAAGGAAGGTCCAAAAGTTGATACAGAGATATAAAACAAATTGCCCTTTCACTATTGCGGAGAATATGGGGATTGTAGTAATCCAGGAAAACTTAGGCAATACCTTAGGTTACTACAATAGGAATTTTAGGATAAAAATCATACATATAAACGAAAACACCACTGCTAAACAGCAAGCTTTCATTTGCTCCCACGAATTGGGTCACGCAATCCTCCATCCAGATTCAAACACACCTTTTCTAAAGAAAAATACTCTATTCTCTACAGAGCGCATAGAAGTTGAGGCAAACACCTTTGCTGTTTCTTTATTATTCAATGAAAAAGAGATTCAAGAGCCAATAATGGTAACTGAAGCTGTTGAAGAATATGGATTGCCTCAAAATATGGTGAACAATTTATTAAAGAATGATATTTTTTTAAACTAAAACAGAACATACATTCCCGTAAAGGAGGTGATTTTAAATTAATTCCCCCAAGTAAAGCGTCTGTCCACGCACAAGAAAGGGGAAAAACATGAAACATAAATCTAAAAAAGATCCAGAATTATTTCATTATAAAAATACTAAGGGTGAAAAGCTTTGGTGCTATAGACACCGTTACTATGATCAATTAGGTAAGCGCAAAGAGAAATCAAAACAAGGGTTTAAAACTGAAAATGAAGCTTACAGAGCCTTACTATCTGTGAAAACAGGTATCCTTAATGGAGAGGTTAAGCGGGTGGAAAATAGCAACCTTACTGTAGGCGAATGGTTAGACTTGTGGTTTGAAACACATAAAAATGGGTGGAAAATAACCTCCCAAATGCAGCGAGAAAATGCCATTAAATATCAAATGAAACCTCTTTTAGGAAAGTACAAATTGGCAGAACTTGATAAAACCACTTACAAACGTGTCTACATTAATGCACTGCTCAAAAGGTACAAGCCAAGTACTGTACAGTTATTCCACCGATTATTTAAAGTTGCTATTAATGCAGCTGTAGATGACGAAATTATTCCGAGGAACCGTTTTAACAAGATAACGATAGAGAATGAAGAAGTTGCTGAGAATTTCCTAACTGCACATGAGTTGAAGCAATTACTTTCTGCAAGTAAGCAACTAGACAACATCACGAATTATTCTCTGATATTTCTCCTGGCATACACTGGATTAAGAAAAGGAGAAGCCCAGGGGTTAAAATGGGGAGATATAGATTTTGAGGGGAAGACTATAACAGTGAAACGCACCCGTGATAATAAAGGAGTGCGCTCGCCTAAAACAAAAAGAAGTTACCGCACCATATTAATTGATGAAGAACTAGTTGCCCAACTAAAACTATATCGTAAATGGTGCAAAGAAACAAAACTCTCTTTTGGATTAAGATCCACTAAAGATGACTATGTATTTGTATCTTACCAAAATGGAACCCCAGTAACGGATAATACCATTAAGTATTCTATGGATCGTATTCAAAAGAAGACTAATCTAAAAAGAATCACTCCACATGGATTACGTCACACTCATGCAACTATATTAATAAGTAAAAGAATACCTATTAAGGTAATTGCAGACCGTCTGGGCAATACTCCACAAATGATTTTAGATATATATGGCCATTCATTTAAAGACTTGGAAGAAGAGTCCGTCCAGGCATTTGAACAAGCCATGAGTCTATAA